TTATGAAATCCCGAGATCGAGGATGCTTCCGAAAGTTTGCTGAACTTTTTGCGAGGCATCCTCTTTCATTTTATTTGTAACGTGGGTATAGATTTTCATTGTTGTTTTCACATCATCGTGGCCGACTCTTTTCATTACGGTCGCAATATCGACACCTGCTTCAGCTAACATACTGATATGTGAGTGTCTGAATATATGAGGAGTCGCATGTTTTTTTATGGATGTTTTTTTTAGAATTCTTTCCATCCGATATATGATGCTTTTTGGCAGGTAAGGGTACCCGTTTGCTCTTGCGAAAATAAAGTTTTCATTATGGTACTCAGATAATTTTGTTTGTGATTGCAAATGCATCTTTTTCACTTTCGTTTTATATGCTTTCAGCATGGCTATAATTTGATCGTCTATAGCAATTGTTCGAATTGATCCAGGTGTTTTGGGCGGAGTTAATTCATACTCTCTCATGTTATTACTTTCTGAATAAATGGTTTTAGTTATCCGGAGTTCTTTTGTTTCGAAATTGATGTCAGACCATTTGAGGGCACATAACTCCCCGGATCGCATACCTGAAAAAGCAAGTAAATAAAATCGTTCCAGATCCATGTGTAGACCGTGATTTTTAACTGCTAAAAGAAATTCCTCGATCTCCGATTTTTCGAGGTATTTTTCAGCTATGTTGTTATTTTCAATTTCTTCAACGGTTATTCTTTTTTTAGGCACTATAGCATCTGCAATAGGATTGCTTTTAAGAAACTTTACTTTAACAGCATACTTAAATATCATGCCTGCTGTCGTATGTACTCCATTCATAGTGCTTCGTGAATACCCTTGTTCTGATAGTTTGTTAAGTATTTTTTGATACTGTCTCAAGGTTATTTTATTGATGATGGATTTGGCAATGTAGGCATTTAATATTTTTATCTCTTCTCGTCTGATTCGGACAGTGTTCTTTTTCTTCCCTGTTAACATATACTCTTCCAACCATTCGGCTGCGACTTGATCAAAAGTTATCTTTTTCACTCTTGATTCATCGATGCCATCTTCATTTAAAGCTGCAATTGCATCACGGACTCTTTGCTCGGCTTCTTTTTTTGTTTTGCCTCGCCGCGGAATTTGCTTTCGTTTGCCGGTGACTGGGTCACGAGGGCCTTCTCCAACTGCTAACCATTTTTTACCCTTGATTAATTCTTTGGTATACATTCTTTCACCTCTTAGATTAAGTATAGGAGTTGTTTTAAATACAAATGAAATTAATGAGTAGGGGGAGGAGAGTTAATGTATTCTGGAAAAGAACTTATGTTCTGGTGTTTTGTTTAAAGAAAAGCCCTAAAAGGGCTAATCAAAATTTAAAAACAGGACTTTTCTCAACGACTCGATTTTTACTGATGAGATTCCGTTCAAGTCCGGATCAGTTTCAGATGAGAATAAGATTGAAAACCCTTGAACCATAAGGGATTAGGAACATGGTGAAATTATCCTTTCGGATCGGGTTCATTTGTATTCCGGTTCAAGTTCCGATCTTATTAGTAAACAGAAATAACTTAATAAACAATAAAGAATAATTACTTTTCCTCTTTTTTGTTTTTGAAATTCTCTGCAATCATTTTTTCAATTCCATCAAGTCGCCTTAGAGCATCTGCAAGATATTTATCTTTTTCATCCTCCGTCATCAGTTCCTGTCCTTCGACATTATCAAAACGAACATCATTCTGCTTACGGAGTTCTTTAGCTTTATCTTGGTAGTACTCTTGACCTCTCAGCAAGTAATCTATGGAGACACAAAAAAAATCAGATATTTTAATAAGTGTTTCGTGATCTGGCTCTCTTTTTCCCTGCTCATATGAAGCATAGGTTGTTCTTGCAATTCCTAATTTATCCGCAACTTCTTGCTGTTTTAATCTTTTATCAACTCTAAGGTCTTTAAGTCGATTAGAAAAATTCAAATTTATCGCCTCCCACGTTTTGTGGAACTAACAATATTATAACTCCACAATAAGCGTAGTATATGCTATTACTCAAAATGAGTAATATTTTTAAAAAAAGTATTTACAGGACTCGTAATGAGTAGTATATTTAAAACAACGACACGTTATGAGTATTGGGGGTGTGAGAAATAGCTTCTAAAGTAAATCAAAGAAATTGGTTAAAGCATATACGTTTATCAAAGGGCCTGACACAGAAAGAAGTTGCAAATAAAGCTAATATTGCTCGAACAACGTACGCGTCTATAGAACAAGGTGAAAGAAATGCACGAGTTCCGACAGCAAAAGCTATCGCTAATGTTCTGGATTTTAAATGGACTCTTTTTTTTGATGATTCAGTACGCGTTTTGAGTAGTGATCAAAAATCAAACACAGCATAGGAGGTACCAAGTATGTTTACCATGCAATACGACGATAACTTCATTGATCAAATTGCAGCAAAAATTGCTGATAGGGCAACAGATATGTTGGTTGAGCGGCTAGGGGCGTTGAATGAGCTACCTCACATCTTAACCAGAGAAGAAGCGATGAAAGTACTCAGATGCGGTCAAACAAAAATGTCTGAACTCATGTCGCGACCTGATTTCCCGGTAAATGATGAGTTCGGCAAGAAAATTCCAACCCAGCTGCTATTTAAATGGATTGAAAGAAATACCCGTTGGGTGGAGGAAAATACCCAGTATTTCCGTAAGGGGGCAACCGCATGAATCAACTTGTTTTTATTGAAGGCGATCAAGTTGTAACCGATAGCCTGACTGTTGCTGAGGTATTCGGAAAGCGTCATGATCATGTTTTACGTGATATTAAAAACCTTGATTCTAGTAAAGAATTTAATCTCCACAATTTTGGGGAGGTTGAATATAAGGACAATAGGAATCGCACTTATAAAAAATATCTCATCAAGCGTGACGGTCTTACATTCTTAGTTTTTGGTTACACAGGTGCAAAGGCAGCGCTGTTTAAAGAAAAGTATATTTCGGAGTTTAACCGAATGGAAAATGAGCTTCAGAAACTAAAGCAGCCGTCTTATATGATTGATGATCCAGTCAGCCGAGCAAAGCGATGGATCACCGAACAGGAAGAACGACAACAGCTTGAACAAACATTGAGGATTCAGGAGCCGTTGGTCAGTTTTGCTGAATCGTGTATGGCGTCTGAAAAATCCCTGCTTGTCAGAGAGGTTGCAAAACTTGCATCAAAACAAGGCATTGTTATTGGTGAGAGGCAGTTGTTTCAGAAATTACGAGATTGGAAGATGATCTTTTCCAACAAAAATGAACCTTATCAAGTATATGTGAACCGCGGTTACTTTGAAGTAGCACAGGGAGTTCGAGAAGTAAGCGGAAAGTCAAAAACGTGGCTCACAATGAAGATTACACCAAAGGGACAAGCCTACATCATTAACAAGTTGAAAAAGCAACAGGCGAGTTAGTGTTTCCATTACTTAAATTTTATCAGTAAAAAACTGAATATATCAGGAGGCAAACATATGGAGAACAACCCATACAATTTGCGAAATTTACCGCAGATTATGCGTGGTGTCCGAAAATCGGCGGGCCTTGCACAGTATCAAATCGGTAATTTAATTGGGGGAAAGGATCAACGATATGTTTCTGATGTGGAAAATGGCTTTAGCAAACTCACTCCTGAACTATGCATTAAGTGGTTTGAAGTATGTGAAGCCTATGAACATATTGATCTCGTGCATTATCTTTTCCGTCTGCACCCAACAGCGGCTGCACCCATTGATCCTGCATTAAATGAAAGTGCAAGTGCCGCGGTAATCAATATGGTCCATCAGTTGGAAGAGGCCTTGGAAGCAACAAAACATCTAGCCCGTTGGCTGGCAAGTGACAGGCCGGGTAGGAGGGCAGGTGAACTGCCAATGGGTGATATTAAACAGATTTTCGATCTTATCCCGGCAAACAAGACACTCATTTATTCACTAGCCCGCGGACACGGTTTAAAGATACAAGAACTAGCTGATAGGTGGACAAGAAAAGCACTAGTTGATCAAGTAGCAATGGCAAAACATGAGGAGAGGCAGGCAATTACGATATGAACAACAATCAATTTCTTAAATCAGATTTAGAAGCTGCTAAACGGAAAGTGGATTCAGCAGAAGAATTGGCGATTATGCTAAGTGAGGCCCTGCGTGATGGTGATTACGAGGAAGCCATTAGCTTAGCCGGAAGCATAAAAGTTTTGACGGAGGATATTAACCGGTTAGCAAACAAAGGCCGTTTGTACGATGTAGCTATGAAAATGCAGCAGCGAGGTATTAATTTAACTGTAATAAGCAGGTGCTCGCAATGAACATTGAAAATCCAATGGTTTTGAACAACTGGCACGATAAAACGTCAGAACCTGAAATAAAAAAGGATTTTTTTGGGGACATCATAATGCCAACAGATGATTATGTAATCGACAGCGGCGAGGTAATTTTGAGGGATAATCTTGAACGGTACTTAAAGGAGCAGCTTGGTTTTGAATTTCAAACATCGCAATAAAAAAGCCCACTCGGCAAAGTGGACTTCGTAAGGCGTTTTGATTATTGATTGGAACCTAATTATATCAAAACGCCTCATAGAAAACAATGGAGGTTTTATAAATGGCAAAATCAATTACAGTGTCATTCAGCGACCGGGCGGACGACCAGGAACGTTTAAGTCAGGTTGGCGGTTCAATTACATTTGATAAGTATGGCCGTCCTGTTTTCAGTTTTCCGTCAATGGACGCATACCGAGAATGGCAGAGGCGCGGCACAAAAGCTTATTTGAGAGAGGTGGCAGCAAAATGAATGGATTGTCTCAGGTAGATTACTCAGATTATATGCCGGCACCTCAACAGGCAACCAACGTGACTACCGAAGCTATGGTCAGTCGTCAAGCTCAAGAGGTACAGGCTGCTATGGTCATTGCTAAGAAATTCCCGCGGGATGTATACGCGGCGTTCGATCGGATTAAGAAAGCATGTGAACGGAGGCTTTTGGCCGAGAACGCGGTGTATGAATATCCGCGAGGCGGCTCAAAAGTATCTGGTCCTTCTATACGTCTTGCTGAAGCGTTGGCGCAGAACTGGGGAAATATTGATTACGGGATTATGGAACTGGAACAGAAGGCAGGAGAATCGTCTGTCATGGCTTATGCCTGGGACCTCGAAACGAATACCCGTCAAACCAAGATTTTCACGGTTAAGCATGAACGGAAAGCGCGCGGTGCTATTACAAAGCTTGATGATCCAAGGGATATTTATGAAATGGTTGCCAATCAAGGCGCGCGGCGGTTGCGTGCCTGCATACTTGGAGTAATTCCAGGCGATATCGTAGATGCTGCGGTTGATATGTGTCAGCAAACATTAATCAGCGGCCATAAAGAACCTTTGGAGGATCGTCTCAGAAACGCTTTATCTCTTTTCAAAAAAGAGTTTGGCGTTACAAAAGAAATGATCCAGGAATACATCGGCAATTCGATCGATGCTTTCACTGAACAAGATTTCTTGAAAATTGGACGCATTTACACGTCCCTTCGTGATGGGATGGCAAAGAAAGAGGATTACTTCAATATCAAGGCCACAGGCGCGACTAAGTCAAAGGCTGAAGAAGAATTTAAAAAGCAAAAAGAGCAAGTTGGGAAGGCAGATGAAAAAAAGAAAAAGGCTGGTGATCCTGCTGATGAGGACGATTCCGGCGCTAAACAAGGAGAATTACTATTCTAACGAGATTGATAGATATTACATGTCAAATTCTCAATATAAGAGCTTTCTGCAATGCGAGGCGGCAACAATGGCCAAGATTAACGGTGAATGGGTGCCGCCGGGTTCAGAGGCTCTCCTCTTCGGTCAATATGTTCATGCCTGGCTTGAAGGGAAACAGGTATTTGATGAATTCAAGAGAAACACGCCATCACTTTTTACACAAAAAGGCCAGCTGTACAAGCAATATCAGTTAGCTGATCTGATGATTGAGGCGATTCAACAGGACGAACTCTGTATGTTCGTTCTGCAAGGAGCAAAGGAAGTTATCGTAACGGCTGAACTTTTCGGTGTTCCGTGGAAAGGCAAGCTGGACGTATACAACCCGGCCGGCAGCCGTTTTGCAGATCTGAAAACAACCCGTTCACTTCGAGAAAAGGTGTGGAATCCGGAAATAGGCTATTGCTCGTTTGTTGAAGCATACGGATACATCGGACAGATGGCGCTTTACGCAGAAATGGAAAAGCGTATGACTGGGCGTAACGAGTGGCTTGAGCCTCTTATCGTGGGGGTGTCTAAAGAGGATCCGCCGGATAAAGCAGTCATCAATATCGATAAGGGTCGAATGGAAGTAGAGCTTGAAGAGATTGAGCAGCGTATGGGTCGTATCCTGCAAGTGAAACACGGCGGCGAAAAGCCGGAGCGGTGTGAGAGATGCAAATATTGCCGTGCAACAAATCAGTTAAACAGTATCATTCATTTCTCGGAGCTGATCAGCTGATGGAAAAGGATTTAATTAAGGTTCCGATTCCGCATTGTTATTACTGGCTGGTTAAGACAGTAAGGCGTGAAATGAGGAAGGGCTTATATACACGGTATGTAACGGACTATCTGAAGACAAATGAACCGTCTTTAGAATTAACAGATATTGATTTTAAGGCTCTAACAGCAGTGTGTAAAAGGAAGTAGGTGAGCGATATGGATACGCAAGGATTAGGCTATGTCATTTTACCCCGCCTGCCATTTAAAGATTCACGGGATGAGACAATATACGATCATTTATTCAAACGGGCAGAGTATAGAGCGGATCAGGATTTAGAGCCCGGTCAGACAATCATTAAGCTTGTGGAATTAGCAAAGCGTTTTAATTGGTCATCCGATCAGATCAAATACTCGTTAGACAGAATGGTCAAGCAGGAGTATTTAAAACTGGACAGGCTGCCGCAAAAACGCGGCTTTATTGTTACAGTTTTGAATTACGCGGATTACATACAGCTTGGCAATTACAACAAGAAGAAGGATCTTGTCCAAGCGTCGGAAGAAAGAAAGGAAGTTGATGAAAAAGTGAAAAATGTCTTTGAATTATTCGAGAACAAAGTCGCCCGTACTATCGGACCAATTGAAGCTCAGCGAATTGGCTATATGGTTGAAGATTACGGCGAGGAGAAGGTCATGGAGGCTATGAAACAGGCTTTCAGGAACAAGGGCAACAAGGTTGGTTTAAATTACATTGAAGCAGTTCTATCAAATCCGTTTACGCAGAAGAGAAAGGAGAAAAAACAGCATGATAGCTCACAAAACACAAAGTACGGACATGGCAATGGCGGGCATTCTCAAAAAACTACGGGACAGGTCAGCCCAATTTTCAGCGGAACAGGCCGCCTCAGAAGAAAAGGTTGAATATGATTGTCCTGACTGCAAGGACAAAGGAATCATTGTTTATCGGATTCACCAAGATACTGAACGACAGCTGAGAAAAGAACAAAAAACAATGGAGAGTCTTAACGCTGATCAAATGGTGAGGGAAGAGGATTACCTAGCAGGAAAAGTGTGCTTGCCGGATAAGGCCCGGGAATGGAAAACCACATTTTCAAAGCAATGCGAGTGTGTAAAACGAAAAAAGATCGCGCGGCTTATGAAGGCCAGCGGCATTACGGAGGAATTTGAAATGCTCTTATTCGGTAATTTTATTACAGACGGCAAGCCTGCCATGATTAAAGACGCATATGAGTGCGCTATGGAATACTTTAAGGATTTTCAAAAAGTTAAAGGAGAACGTTCGAACAGCATCGCCCTCCTTGGGCAGCCTGGCAGCGGAAAAACGCACCTATTAACGGCAATCATGAACAACCTTATTAAGAAAAAATCTGTTTACTGCATGTATTTCCCTTACGTTGAAGGGATGGGGAATTTAAGAGATAACTTTGATCAACTAGAGTCCAAGCTTGATGCAATGAGAAAAGCGGACGTTCTATTCATCGACGATTTATTTAAACCAGTAAAGGGAGAACCGCGGGCCACAGATTGGCAGGTTGAGCAGATCCAGTCGGTCGTTAATTATCGCTACCTGAATCACAAACCCCTGCTGGTTTCATCAGAATTAGATACAGCAGCATTATTAGATATAGACGAAGCGCTCGGATCTCGGATACATCAGATGTGCCGTAATTATACGGTAACCATCAAGGGAGACCGAATGCAATTAAATCATAGGTTAGGAGAATGGGAATGAGCTTAAAAACGAACGTTCAAGGATCCGGAGGGATTTATATGTTCGGCCCCGCTGAACAGACAGGCGGACAGGATCTCACACCGGCGATTAGGGTCCTGGAGGAGAAAATAAGGCAAATGGAGCTGGTGAGAAGTGCTTAAAGCAGTTGCTGCGCTGCCAGTCATATTACTGACTGCACCTTACAAGGAAAAGCAGATCGAGCATTGGGAACAGATTGACGGGAGGTAAAAGGCTGTTGAGTTCTATTCAGTTTATTGTTTACGGAGAGCCGATCGCACAAGGACGGCCGCGAGGATCCATTCAAAACGGAAAGGTTAGAATGTACGATCCTGTAAAGTCAAAAAATTTTAAGCAGTATGTGGCACTGGTTGCGTCTCAGCATCGACCGAAGCAGGTTATTACTGGTCCTGTCGCAATGGAAGTCAGAGTTTTCAGACCGATGCCGAAAACTGTATCCGGATCCAAGAGAAAAAAGGAGAACGCTGAAAAAGGCCTTTTACGCCCTGTAACAAAGCCGGACGTCGATAACTATGTAAAAGGTGTCAAAGACGCTTTAAACCATTTGATATACAAGGATGATAGTCAGGTAGTCGATTTGAAAGTCAGCAAGTTTTACAGCGAAGAGCCGCGGGTGGAAGTCATTATAACGGAGATTGTGTCATGACACGCCGCTTTTTCTATGGACCCTAAATCAAATTATCAGGAGGTCAACAACATGCAAGAAAACAACAATAATCCTTACGTGCCAGGACCGGTGAAGGAATGGAAGATGACGCCGGAAGAACTAGCAGCATATGTCGAAAAACATCCAATCATATACCGAGAGGAACTAAAGCCGTCCCCAGCATTCACAATGAGCGGCTGGGAGAACCCCTACTAAGGGCATAAAAAAACACCGAAGCTTATGCCTCAGTGCTTATGATTCGAATTGGTACTTCTATCATAGCACAGGAGGAGTCTAGGTGTACAACCCCAAAGAAATTAAAAATCATGAAGGAAGTATTCAGCAAAGTATGGAGCCTGGGAAAATCCGTATCATCGTTTTAGATGGTACTGAAGGAACAGCGCATGTATTGGATGTCCCAGAGCACGGAAAGACCATCATCCAAACCTCAAAAGGCAGCTTTGCGCGAGTCGATCACGAAATAGGATTCAAGGTGAAATAAAACGAATGTAATTATTCAGCAAAGGGGTTTTTGAATTGATGCCATTACAAGTCAAATTACAACGTGTCGTCAAAGCAACGAAAGATGAAGCGATGACCGTCGAACAGGCAGCAGAATATTTGAAAGTTCCCAAACAATATATACCGGTCCTTGTAGCGCGTTCAGATGATTTAAAGATGATTGGTGATGAAACAATTATTGCAAAACGGGATAAAACTAATATTTGGCTGGTCGGGGCATGCGTGGGGCTTTTCTTCTTCGCTGTCTCTGTCCTGCCGGGAATGTTGGGATGAGGGGGAATACCATTGCCTGGACTGCGATTATAAAAACTTGATTTAAAAATCCGCGCAAAGCCTGCTGTCCGCACTGTGGTTGCGGCGTGACGCTAAAGTGAATAGAAGAGCATATTAGAATGCTCTTCTATTCGAAAATTAATAGACAAATACGTGTAACTGACCATATACTGAGCCGTTTTTGTAAATAGTTAAATATGCATTGGCACCAGCTTTTTTGCCCCGGACAAGTCCATTGGTATCTACTGTGAAAACAGCACTATTATCTGAATGATAAGCGAATCCTGATCCTAAATATTTTGCATCTAACTGTCTAGAACCCCCAGCTGGTACTTCAAAAGTTGCGTAATAGGATTTAATTGGACCAGGAGATATAGTTGTTTGTGCTTCATTTTTTTGAGGAGTTATCTCCTTAGCTGAAGCCATACCACTAATGGAAAAAGCTAATACAGGAATCGATAGTGCAGTCACAGCAGTCTTTTTGAAATTCATTTTAAACACTCCCTTTTGTTTTTTAATGCAATTGTATTATCACACTTAATACAAAAATATCCAAGGGATTTTCTGTTAATATTTTGTGAACTTAGTTTAAATATATAGTTCTGCCCATGCGCATAGACCCTCGACATGAAAGGGAACTTTGCTTTAATAGAGGCAATTATTTCTTTCACCGCGGAGTCGTTTTTTCAAGATGTGGGATAAGTATATAGGAAAGAGGGAGACAAATGATGTTAGTTATAATTCTAGTTGTAGCTCTATATTTAGTATCCATACCATTTGCGTGGTTAATGACAAAGTTAGGGCATCAAATAGTTCTTAAAAACATATCACCTAAGTTAACCGATGTGGTGTTGGTTTTTCTGCCATTTGCAAATATCACTGTAGGTCTGTTTTATGCAGGTGAAATTTTAAAATCTAAATCTAAAAGGAAAATAAATCCCAGAAAATTCTTTAAAATATAGAAGTAATATATGGTGTCTAGTATAATAATACCTAAAAAGGGGTTTGTTATGAGCTGGGCACAATTTTTTACTATAGCTTTAACTGCAATTTTATCTGCACTCTTCGCAAATTTCGCAACATATCTAAAAGAGAAGAAAATACGCAATGAAAATGCATCAGTAAAATACAAGGAAGAGGCATTAAGCAAAATTTATACACCTATATATAAAATAGTTACAAGAGAATTGTATACGCCAAAAGGATATGACGGTTTAAATCATGAACAAATTACTCAGATAAAAGGTTTTGTTGATAACTTCCCTGAATATTGCACAGAAGAATTAATACTTTTAGTAAATGATCTTTTTGATGATTCAACAAAATTAGATGGCATGGCTAAAATGGGATATTCTGAACCATCAAAAGTGGATGGGAATAACAGACTTTATAATTATGCAACAGAAAAATTTAATTCGATTAGAAAAGAATTAGGAATGATAACTAAATAAATGGTCCAAGACGGAAAGCCTGCGGACACTGATCATTGTACAGAGAAATCTGTGCATTGGTTAGTGTCCGTTTTTTGTTTGCAGAGGGATTACATGAAGCAGGAAGAGAAAGCCCGCTATGAAAGCGAGGAGCAATCTGAACGGCTTCCGGCGGCAGATAATTGCCCAAAAGACCAAACGAGACAGGACGGCGCATTTAAACGAGAATAAAGGGAGGACTCAGAATGCAGGATTTAATCATTGAATATAAAAGAGCATTAAGAGAAACAAGAAAAATGTATCAGCACTATAAAGATACAGCTGAAGTCAATCTGACGGCTGAACAGATCAACGACAAAAAGATTATCAGTAGCATGATCAGTGACATCCAGTACACTCTTGAATGGCTGCAGAACGGAAGACAGCCCGGCGCACGCCGAGGTGCTGATAGAAGAGACACCTACCAAAGAACGATTCTTGCTGATCCGCGTATAATTGATGCGTTGCCGGAAGAGTATGCAATCGTTCAGGAAGCTGAATGGGAGGTAAGCGATTGGGATAAAGAAAGAATCACTGACGCCCTTTCCGTGCTCACAGAAAGAGAAAAAGACATATTCATGATGCATGCTGTGCAAAACATGTCATTCGAAGAGATAGCGCAGTTATTGGGGATTAAAAAAGGAACTGTGCAGAAGAACATTGAACGTTCCCGTCTGAAAATGAAAAATAGAGCAGATCACAGCCTATTCTGTTTAGCGTGAATAGGCTCTTTTTTTATTGGAGAAATAAAGAAAAAATCCCATCAAATAAATTGACGCAAGTAAAGTATTAGGGTATAATTAAAGTATAGAAAGGAGGGAAAGAAAGTGGCTGAAATCGCATTGGTACTGGGGATTATCCTCACAACTCTCACAGTTGTTGAAAAAGTCCTCATCATCAGGGAAAAGCTTAAAACAAAAAAGCCCAAAATCAAAAAACGCCGTCGACCAAGAAAGCGCAGATGATTTTGAGCCGAGGGAGAAGGTAGCGCTTCTCCCTTGCTCCTAGTATAACAAAAATAAAAAATAAAGACATTATTTGAAAGCCAGCCACTTTCAAAAAAAATGAAAAGTGTACAGTCTACTACCGATATTGTTGTTCTCCTTGCCCTGGCGTATATGTTGTTCTTCCGTCAGGATGTGGCAGCGGGGCCATTAAAAACGGCTCTCGACATTAGTCTGATCATTTTATTTGTTGTTTCAATCATTGAAAAAGCATTTTCCCTTTACTTGAAATATCTCGAGAAAAAAGGATGATTCAAAAATGTACAAGCCTAAAGAGCGTGATGAAATTAAGAAATTCTTGAATGAAGAGATACTCAATACAAGTGAAGCTCTTGAGATATTGGGGTTCACCCGTCAGTATCTGAACCAGTTAGTAAAGGCCGGCGAATTGGAGCCAGTGAAAGAAATGCCTCGGGACAGGCTTTTTCTCAAAGAGGATATTTTGGATTTTCAAAAGAATAGACGGAAATGAGCATCCGAAAAATAGGGTGCTTTTTTTATGCAACAATATTTATTGGAAAAAAATCAATATTTTTCATATAATTATATTGACGATGGTAAATATAAGTGTTATAATTAAAGTATCGAAAGGAGGTGTTAACGAGCATGGAAATCGTTGAATTCATCCTTAGGGATACAGCTTGGTTAGTCGGAATTCTCGTTGGGATTACGACACTGATCAAGAACATCAAAGACCTAAAGGGTGATAAAAACAAAAAACGACGTTCTCCCGCCAAGAAGAAACGTCGCAAATAACCCATGAGGGGAATTACTTCCCCTCCTTGTATTATAACATCTTAATGGGTCTTAAACAAAACCATTAAAATTCCATGCTCGGAGATAATGAAAAAAATATTAGACTCAACAACACTGTTATTTTTCGTCTTATTCTGCTTACAATTCGCTCGAATGGATTATAACAACCTTACTGTACTGGACATAATATCAATAGTGCTGGCAGTTATCTGGCTTACGCTGACAATTATAAACGTAGTTATGAAATGGAGGAATTCAAAGGATGGATAAGTTTGTATTTAGTGATGTCGAAGAATTGAGAGAGTTCCTTGATAAAGAAGTCATAACCACCTCAGAAGCGGTCGAAATCATCGGATGCAGTCGACAAAACCTTAAACAGCTAGTTGATCATGGAACGCTGAAGCCAATCAAAACAACGAATAGAGATCGTCTTTTCTTAAGAAAAGATATTGCGGCTTATAAAAAGAAACGTTAATTCCATCTATAATAAAATGATGTTTTTCGTCTTACAGTTGCCACCTATTTATGAAGAAAACTTATTATAGACTTTACCTTGCTTCCTAATAATTATAAAATTACAACATCCATTGTTTTATTAACACCTGTTTTAGATTAAAATGATATTGCTCAGAAAATTTTTTTGACTCTCTGTGAGGTGAGTAATATGGACTTGAAAAAATGGTTCGCAAACAACAAATGGATATATTTGACCGTATTATATATAATCGCAATGATCTTCCAATTCTCAATTAATAAATGGCGTTTTATTATAACTCCTGCTGGGATTGGTCTTATTATAGCTCTTTTAACTACTATATTAACCAATTCAAAGGCAGTTAAAAAATTTCTGCGCAAGATCAAATACTTTATTGGTTTCTCTATGTTTAAGTGGGAAGCACAAGCAGACTTTACAATAAAACGTGATAACATTAATTCTACATTAGAAGCAGAAGAAGAGAAAATCTTAAAAATCCTGCTATTATCACTTAAAAATAACAAAGAAAACCATAATAAAAAAGATGTGCGTATATCTTATAGTAAGCATAGAAATATGATATTAACCATTAAGGACTATGTCGTCGACATGGAATTTTCTCTAACAGACTTAGCTGGTATTGATGATGACGGTGATGAAGTAATAGCACTAAAAATAAAGACAATTGCCTCCTTGCGTTATAAGGACAGCAATAAAGCTATTGAAGGTATACTGTTAGAGTTTTATTATCAACTCTGTAAAAAATATGAACCATCGTATGAAAAGTACACATTTACGATAGAGCCAGAAAAAGCAGGTAAAGATTACATGAAAAAGATTTTTATTAACGAATACGATCCTGATGAAATCACGGCTTTTGAAATTAGAAACAATAATACACGCTATAATGAATTTGTCACACAAAAAAGTATAAATTTTGTAACAAAAAGGAGAGATGAACTAAAGAATTTGGTAAAAAGTGCGATATTAAGATTGTCTTAACCAAAAATGGAGGGTTGCAATCTTGGCACAGTCTATCAAAATGCACAAATTACAAACGACACCGGAAAGTTATCCTGTGGAGTCAGAAGAAGTAAACACAGGTATTAGTGCTGTATCATTTAAAACGAAGGTTGAACACATTGGACAAAGTGAATATGATGGTAATTTAAAAAAATTAAAAATCACTCATGAGGTTGGGGGAGTTTTTCAAGGGAAGGGCATTCTTGAGGATGGTTCTATCCATGATATTATAGCTACTGCCTCATCTGAAGAGTTTCCTTGTTTTGTTAAAGAAGAAAGGTACTTATATACTTCAGGTACCAGAAGAGAAGTTTCATCACAAGCATTAAGGAGACTAAGAAGATTTAGGAAACATGATAATCAACTTATTGCTGAAAACATAAAACTAAACTTGTTAGACTTTAAAAGCTACCTAGAGGATTCAGAGGAAGGCAATATAAAGGGTGGCTGGTTTAGAGGCATGGCGGTTAGAAATGTTGAGGTGGCATACCTAGGCGGTGGAGCTGTTACTGAGAGTGATGATTGGGATCGTTATGAAACGAGTGGTGGAGAAATCTCGGCTCTTCGAATAGACCTGCCTTTAGGAGATTTAGAAGATGAGCCTACCAAGGTCTTATTAACTCGTGACGGTAACTGTGTCGTATATAAAAATGTGGGTGAGTTTGGATTGTTAAATATTGCAATGCCTCTCTTTAATGCAGTTGAACAATTTATTGAATAAGAAATCAATAAACTTAAGCATCCTTCGGGGTGCTTTTTATATTCCCTGTAAACTGATCCCGGTAAATCTCAAGGAGACAATTGGCGGCTAACGGCTTGAGTACGGTGTCGGTTTAGAGGGAATGTAAGGAGGTTGCATGCATGGGATTCATAACACAGTATGGAGAGTACAAAGAAAAAGAGACGCAGACATGGAAGGGCGTAGATATGGTGGGACGGAATGAAGGGGTATTGAGGGAATCAATGTATATGAACTTCAATTCTTTTTGGCATTCACACCGAAACAAAGGAATAAGGATGTAAGTTCATGCCGCCCAAGCCCCTAAAGGAATGTGCCGCCCGTGGTTGCCGTGCCCTTACTCGGGATAGGTACTGTGAAGAACACAAGACACAACAACAAGAAGAAACAAAACATTACAACAAACATTCAAGAAACAAAACAATAACAAGTTTTTATAAATCAACTGAATGGAAACGAACAAGACAACTTGCTTTGATACGAGACAATTATCTCTGTCAGCATTGTTTGAAAGCACACTGCTTCACTCCGGCTGACATGGTGCATCATATAGTGGAAGTAAAGCAAGATTGGTCGAAACGATTGGATATAAAGAACCTTGAAAGCTTGTGTAATGCCTGTCATAACAAGGCTCACGGCAGTAAGGGCAAGTGACCCTCCCCCCCTAACAAATCTCTGAAAGGGAAACGAACGGAGAACGGCGATCCCCCTTCTGTAAACAAACACCGCTTTTCAAAGTTCCGGAAACAGCAGAAAGCCCCCTCGGCAAATCAACCGAGAGGGCTTGGTACGACTGGTTTTGTGTTTGATTCCATCGTATCACGATTGGTGAAAAAAACAAGAAAAAAACGTACTTTTTTGAAACGAAATGAGGTGAAAACATGCCGAGACCTGCTAAATCTGCAACACTTCAATTAATTCAAGGCAATCCTAACAAAAAGAATACGGATGAGCTGGCTGCCCGTGCTGAGCACGAAAAAAAGATAAAAATGCGCTCCGACAACATTAAAGCGCCGCCTTGGTTAAATAAAGTGGCGAAAAAAGAATTTAAAAGGGTTGCTGCTTTGTTATCTGAGGTGGAAATTATTACTGAAGCAGATATCAGCATGTTGGCCGCCTATTGTAATGCATACTCTCAGTATATTTCCATTTCAGAAATCATTGAAAAAGATGGGATCATGGTGCATACCGAGGGACAGGATGAGGATGGAAATCCTATTCAGTTGATTGGTGAAGAGCATCCGTTATTGAAGCGGCAAAAGAATTACTATGATCAAATGAAATCAGCTGCGAATGATTTCGGCCTTACGCCATCTGCACGGGCAAAACTCGCTATTACCCGCACACAGGAGGAACGAGAAAAGACGGCTGCGGAAAAGGAGTTTGGTAATGTATGAAGACAATAAAACAATTTCTTATTGATTACTCACGCGACGTTATATCGGGTGAGATTGTCGCATGTGAAAAACACGTATGGGCTTGTCAGCGCTTTTTGAATGATATCAGCCGGGAAGGTACCAGAGAGTTTCCGTACGTCTTTGATGATGAGAAAGCGCGTCGATTTCTTTACTGGATGACACAATTCAAGCATACGAAAGGGCCGTTGCAAGGTGAAAATATTGTGCCGGAGCCTATTCAAATATTTATTTTCGGCAATGTGTACGGTTGGGTGCATAAGGATAACGGCTATCGACGATTTAAAAAAGTGTATTGGCAGGTTGGCCGTAAAAACACAAAAACACAAAGCCTGGCATGTGTTGGATCCTATGAGGCAATGGCTAACGACGAATACATGTCCGAGGTTTACATAGGTGCAACAAAAACGGAACAGGCGAAAATCTGTTGGAACGAAATTAAAGCACAGATTATGCAAAGTGACCTTTTGAATAAGCCGGAGAAGAAATACCGAATTGCTTACGGTAAGATTGAACATCCCAAAACACAGTCAAAAATAGAGGCGCTTTCGAAAGATGCAGGTAAAACGGGGGACGGGTTCAACCCGCAATGCGGCATCATCGATGAATATCACGCCCATAAAACTTCAGAGATTTACGATGTACTCGCTTCTGGTATGGCTGCTCGTGCTCAACCGTTAATGATGATTATTACGACAGCAGGGTTTGAGCTAAATAATCCCGCCTATCGTGTGGAATACGATTACGTTTCACGTATACTGGATCCCAATAAAGTTGAGCAAAATGAAAAGTATTTTGTGATGATTAATGAATTAGATAAAGACGATGACATTAAAGATGAGCGCAATTGGATAAAAGCAAACCCTATTGTGGCAGCTAACGAACACGGGCTGAATTATTTGCGTGGAGAATTGGAAGTAGCGCTTGCTGTGCCGGAGAAGATGAGAAATTTCATGACAAAGAATATGAACATTTGGGTTAATATGCGCGAGAATGGTTATATGGATATGCAAGCTTGGGCGGATTGCGGTTCGGATGAATTTCCTGAGCTGAAGAACCGAGAATGTTATGTCGGCATTGACTTGTCAAAAACGATTGATTTAACCGCCGCATCTTTCATCTTCCCGTTAGATGACGGCAGCTTTGCTGTCGATAGTCATGGATTTATGCCGGAGGATACATTCCATGAGCGGATGAACACGGATAAGGTCCCTTATGATGTATGGGAGAAAAAGAACTGGTTAACAACAACAGATGGTGCTGTCGTCGATTACGATTATATCAGAGCGTATATTAAGAAAATGGAGAAGGAACATGGCTGGCGCATCAAGGAAATTGGATACGATCCATATAACGCTACTCAGTTCGCTCAGCAAATGGAGGCAGACGGATATGTAATGGTTGAAATCCGCCAAGGGGTGGCAACTCTCTCAGAGCCGACCAAAGACTTCAGAGCAAAGGTCAAGTCCAAAAAAATCATACACCCGAAAAATGAACTTCTAACTTGGGCAATGGGGAACGCTGTAACAAAAGTTGATGCTCAAGAGAACATCATGCTGGATAAATCAAAATCAACCCAACGGATTGACCCGGCCGCCGCGCTTGTGAATGCGTATGTACGGGCTTCTCAAATCAATAATGAGGTTGATTTAAACGCATATATCAAGTCAGCTTCATTTTCTTTCTAAAGGTGGTGTAGAAGTGAAGAAAATACTGACAGCCATGATGCTTTTTTTAAATGATTTTCTTTTTATCATAGGTGCTGCTTTTATATTGGCAGCTGCATATCGTTTGCACACAGACATCGGTCTTGTTTTGACAGGTGTCTTTTTTATATTTTATGCACTGCTGCTCAGTAAGAAAAGGAGGTGATTAATTGTTTTTGGAAGGGCTGTTTTCTAAGAGATCAAATGATGAAGAGCCTTGGGGCCTCGCAAATCCTCCTGATTGGATTATAGATATGTTCGGCGGCTCAAAAACAGCTAGCGGTGAACGTGTCAGTGAATCAACGGCACTCATCCATCCAGATGTTTTTTCGTGCGTTAATGTTCTGTCTGATGACATTGCAAAGCTTGCCGTCCATACATTCAAAAAAAAGCAAGGAAATATTATAAGCAGTATGGATCATCCTGTTGCCCAATTGCTTTATCTAAAGCCGAATCAATACATGACGGCTTTTACTTGGAAAAAGCTCATGATGACTCATGCTTGTACGTGGGGGAATGCCTATTCTTATATAAAAACAGATCGGAATGGCTTTATTACAGCTCTATTGCCATTAAACCCAGCCAATACGCAAGCCTATGTAAACCCAAAGACAGGTATGCTGTGGTATGAAACGGTCATTAATTCAAAAAGTGTTGAATTGTATGCAGATGAGATCCTGCATTTCAAGGGTATGACAGAAGACGGGATCAACGGTAAGAGTCCTATCGGAGTTATAAGGGAGCATATTGGCGCGCAATCGGCTGCCACAAAATTTAATGCGAAATTATATAAAAATGATGCGACACCACGGGGAATCTTAAAAGTTCCGACTTTAATAGACGAAGATGCAAAACAGCGGGCGAGAGATGAATGGGAAAAGGTAAATGCCGGGCGGAACATTGCAATTATAGATGCCGGTCTTTCTTATGAATCAATATCTATGCCATTGCAAGAAGCTCAGTTTGTGGAGTCTATGAAATTTAATAAGGCACAAATCGCATCTATTTTTAAAGTTCCATTGCATAAAATCAATGAGCTGGACCGGGCAACATTCAATAATATTGAACACCAATCGATTGAATACGTAAAAAACACGCTGCAGCCGTGGCTGGTTTCTTTTGAACAGGAAATTATTACGAAACTCTTTACTGATGAAGAGATTAAAGATGGGTTCTATATCAAATTCAATGTAAACAGCGAGCTGCGCGGTGATGCGAAATCTAGGGCGGAGTATTATGAAATTATGGAACGGATCAGTGCATTAAATATAAACGAAATTCGTGCTTTTGAAGAGAAAAACGCAATTGAACACGGTGATAGGCACCTTGTATCGCTTAACTATACATTCCTTGATTCATTGGAGGAGTATCAAATGAACAAATCAGGTTCCGTTAAGGGAGGTGAGGACATACATGAGCAAGGAAGTTCGCCACCTAACAACGAAGATTGAGTTGCGTTCTGCTGGTGAAGGAGAAGAGAAAAGAGATTTTATTGAGGGTTACGCCTTAAAATTCGAAAAATGGTCTGAGCGTTTAGGTGGATGGTTTAAAGAAATCATCAGCCGGGATGCATTAGCTTCCACGGACCTTTCAAACGTAGTAGCGCTTTTTAATCACCGCCAGGATTATCCGTTAGCGAGAAACACCGTTTCTGGCGATGCTGGGCGGCTTGAATTAGAGACAGATGATATTGGTCTGAAATTCCGTTTTACCCCCACAGATACGACGTATGCTAAAGATTTAATGGAGAATATCAGAAGCGGAGTCATTAATCAGTGTTCCTTCGCCTTTTCACTGAATTATAACAAGAATGAGCCGGATGAATGGCGCCATAATGATGAAGAAGATGTATATGAACGTCGAATCAATAACATCGAGCGTATTTTTGACATTTCACTTGTTACAACGCCTGCTTATAACGATACAGAGGCTGTGATCGGTGAACGCAGTTTAGAAAAAGTTGAACAGATTAAAGAAATGCGCGATGCGCCAATAGAAAAACTAAAAATGGAATTGGAACTTTTAGACCTAACGTTATAGGTCTATTTTTTATGTTCAAATCTAAGGAGGATACCCGAATGCCAGTAGCAATGACAAAAAAGGAACGTGAATTAAGACAAAAATTCACACAAAAGAAACAAGAGGCTTCAAATCTTTTGGAGGATGGAAAGCCTGAAGAAGCTCGCAGCATGCTTGAAGAAGCAAAAGAGCTGCAGAGTCAAATTGAATTAATGACAGAGGGCCGCAGTTTAGAACTTCCGGAGATTGGCGAGGAACGAAACTTTGCTGCAGAAATCAAAAGTGAACCGAAGAAAGAGACGGAAGATCGTAATATCTTAACAGCGACGAAAGAATACCGGGAAGCGTGGTTGAAGGTGCTAACCGGCCGCAGCCATGATCTTGAAACAGAAGAACGAAACATGATGGAACGCGTTTTGAAAGAAAACCGTTCATTATCTGCAGGCAGTGATAAAGACGGCGGCTATACAGTGCCGGATGATATTTCAAAAGAAATTTTGAAATCTATCCAGGAACTAAACTCTGTTCGTAATCTGATCCGTGTTGTTCCGAAAACTGCGCCATCCGGAAATTATACGGTTCGTAAAGGCGTTGCCGGAAAACTTTATAACACAGCGGAGAAAGAACAGATTAAAGAACTAAAGAATATGGAATTTGATCAAATTTGGTATAACGTCAAGAAATTCGCCGGAATCATGCCTGTTTCCAGTGAGTTGTTAAATGATTCATTTGTAAATTTTGTTCAAGAGATCGTGGACTGGCTGTCTGAATCAGCCGTTGTAACAGAGAATGATGAAATCTTTTATGGAGACGGCGGAGAGAAAAACGTTGAAGGTATCATTAGCAGCGGCAAATTCAAGTCTATTAAAGCACCGTCACTCATTACGATTAAGTTTTTAAGAAAAGTGAAAAACCAAATTAAGCGCGGTTATCGACGTAACGCTGTTTGGGTGATGAATACTGAAGCGTTTGAAACCCTAGCAAATATCGAAGACAAAAACGGCCGCGGCATTTTAGCGGAGGATCCAAGAAATGAGGATAATTTCTTGCTATTTGGGCGTCCGGTTGAAATCTATGATGAAGTCCTGACGGATGATAAAACACAGAAAACACACATTCTTTTCGGCGACTTTAAACGCGGCTATTTCATGTTTGATCGTCAAAAATTTGAAATCAAATCTACAGATGTTGGCGGAGATGCCTTTCTTACAGATCAGACATATTTCCGCGGTATTGAGCGGTTCGACGGAAAAGTAGTGGATCCAGAAGCTGCAATCATTGTAACTGATCTTGTTGTTGGTGAGGATGCAAAAGTGGAAACACCTGAACAATCTGCTGATCTTGGAAACTAATACTGAAAGGATTGATTAAAAGATGGCAAAACTAAACAACATTCTAAACGAAAGTAACGGTGTGCTAACGTCAGCAAGAGACAACGGGGAAGGAGCGCCTATTACGGATATTTCTGTTGCTGACAATAGCGAAGAAAACCCACTCTTTGTAAAGGGGCTTAAAGGGGATCCGGGTGAACAAGGACCGCAGGGGGAACCTGGTCCTGCTGGTCCGAAAGGTGAAACAGGCGAGCAAGGTCCTAAAGGCGAAAAAGGTGATCCAGCAGTTATTGATGAGGGCAGCATTGTACATGAAATGCTGGCCGAAAAATCAGTTCGCAGCAAAAATGTTGGGACTGGTAGTATCATGTTGGAGCACCTGAACAGTGAAGTAAAGGCTGTACTTGATGGAATGCAAAAACAAATTGATGAACTGAAATCCACCACTCCTGCAGAATGAAAGGCAGGTGATGCCAGATGACAGAAGCTGAAAAAATAGAATTAGAAAAAGCGAAAAAATTCCTCCGGGTTGATGGTGACCTGGAGGACGATTTAATTCTCGCGTTCATTGCCTCCGCAAAAGAATACATCACTTCGGCAACGGGCCTTGCTTTTCCCAATCAATCAGCCCGGGCCGCCATGTGCGTAAATGCTTTTGTGGCACATTGGTATGAGAACAGGGAAATAGCCGGCACAACATCTAATTTAGACGGTGTGCTGACCTCGTTAATCAATCAGCTGAAATATACATTGCCAGGGAGGGCGTCAGATGCTGAATGATATGCGTTACCGCATTCAATTTCAAAAAAAGAAGCCCGGCGGCCGTCTGCCTGTGGAAGGTAATGATAGCTGGGAAACAGTTATTGAATGCTGGGCAAAGGCGGAGGGCTTAAAGGGCCGGGAATATTATGCTGCAGCGGCCATACAAAAAGAAAAAACAGTTCAATTTACAATCCGGCACCGGGAAGATATCAATGAACATATGCGAATCGTCTTTCAGGGCGATTTATATGAAATTGAGGCTATCTTGCCGAATTATTCGCGGCGGCATTTCATTACGATTAAAGCGAATGTGGTGAGCCGATGAACTTTGAATTGGAATTGAAAGGGTTTAGAGAGCTTGAATCTACTTTCGCTGATCTGGCCCGTAAGGATGAAAAGATTCATAAAGCAGCAGTGAAAGCCGGAGGGGCTGTTTTGGCTGCGGAAATTAATGAGGAAGCTCCACGCTCTGCCATTGGCGGAAGTCATCCGCACATTGACGATGATATTATAGTCGGCAGCCGTATCAGGCGGGACGAAGACGGAGAGATATACGCAGTTGTAGGTCCTACAAAAGATACAAAATTCCGTGTTCACTTGCCGGAATTCGGCACGCTCCATCAGGCTGCCAATCCATTTATTCACCGGAGTATGGTAAAGGCGAATGGCAAGATGCTTGATGCAATGGAAAAAGTCATAAAGGCAGGCTTTAAACTGTGAATTTAGTAGAAAGATCTTCACAACTAAAAAATAAAGTATTTGAAGCGCTGGAAAAAGATCCGGCGCTTTTGATGCTGACTGGCCCTGAAAACATCTATGAACTAGCTGTGCCAGAAGGTTTGGAAAGCCAACCTCCTTACATTGTGGTTCAAGAATTAGAGTACAGAACGACTGAATGGGCAGACGGGCATCCAATTAAAGATAGCACTTTGTATCAAATTGATGTGTATCACAACCAGTCTTGTGATCCAATTATGGCGGCTATATTGGATGTTATGGGGAAACTGGATTTTCAAACGACAGTTCTTATCAATGAATTTTTACAATCAGAGCGCCTCATTCGAAAAGGTTATCGGTTTGAGGCAAACATTTTATTATAATCGGAGGTTTTAAGATGCCTGAATACAGCTCAATGGTGGGATTAGAAGGCGTTCAATACGCACCATTAAAAAAAGAAAACGGCTTGTGGGTTGCCAGCAAGATTGTCGACTATCCACATGCAATAAATGCAAAGATGGCAACTGATTCATCTACAGAAAAGCAATATGCTGATAACAAGGTAGTTGACCTTGCTGTTTCAACTGGTTCAACGAAATTAGACTTAGAGATGAGAGATGTTCCGCCAGAACACCTTGTCAATTTGTTTGGGATAGAGGAAACCACAGACGGACTGTATTTATTTAAAAAGAATGTTACTCCGCCTTGGATTGCTATGACTTTCTTTGGTGTGAAAGCTAATGGAAAAAGACGATATGTCGGCTTAGTCCAAGGTCGGTTTACGCTGCCTGATGACGACTGGAATACAAAAAAAGAAAAAGTGGACTTTCAAACTTCTAAGTTGTCAGCTGAATTTCTTGAAAGAGACCAAGATGATGTATATAAAGTGATCGCGGATGAAGATGCTCCTAATTTCGATTTAGATAAGTTTTATGAAAAAGTGTATGGCAGTGCCTATACATCATCCACTGCCGATCAAAAAACAAGTACAGATCTAGGTGCTTAACTTAGGGATTAGGGAAGCTTAAGAGCTTCCCTTTGTATTCGTATGAAAAGGAGGAGTCAACATGGCTCAAAAACATATTTCTATTAAACTATGGTTCGAAGATGAAAAGAAATTCAAAACTTTTATTGCACCCCGGACCAATACAAAAACACTTCTTGAAGCATTACGATTAAATGCAGAAGCGGAAAAAACAGCGGATAATTTGGAGAAAAGCATCAAAATCCTCGAAAAACAGCTGCAATTTATTGTTGGGATATTCCGCAATCAATTTACTTATGATCAATTATTTGAGGGGCTGGAATCTTTTGAAGTTGCGAAAGAAGTGAGCCGCATTCTCTCGGAAGTTGCCGGCTATAAAGAAATTGAGGCTGCTGATCAGGATTTTTTGCCGGAACAGACGGAGAAGAATACACCTACGAGCGCGGAATTGAGCAAATAAATGAAATTTACGCTACTCTCCTGCAACAAGGGTGGAGTATGAACGCAATTGACGAGATGGACATATATCACTATTTAGAGATATTGACCGAAACCAATAAACCAGAAGAAGTGAAATTTGAAGATGTCTTCTTTTAGACGGGCTTATAGCCTGTCTTTTTTGTTGAATCTTTGCCAGGAAAGCGGGGTGGATACATATGGCTCAACCTATAGGAAATATGGTCGTTAAGGTCGGCCTTGATGATACAGGATTTAACCGAGGAATTGAGGGCTTAAAAAGGCAGATGCGCCTGGCAAATTCAGAAATGAAGGCAGCCGGAAGCATTTATAAAAATGTCGGCAACCAATCAAAGCTCTTGCAATCACAGATGGAGGGCTTAAGCAATAAGTATAAGATTCAAGGCAGATTAGTCCAAGAACACCGTCAACGGTATGAAGAACTGGTCAGACAGAAAGGAAAAGACAACCGGGAGACACAGATTCAGGCGCGGCGTTTGAATGATGCTATTGCGGTTCATGAGAATCTCGGCAAAGAGCTGAATAAAGTCGGCAAAGAGTTTCAGACCATGTCAGACAGCAGCAGTCGAGCCGCAGGCGTTTTTTCTGTTTTTAAAAAGGATTCAAAGGATGTATCAGAAGAACTGAATGCTGTTTATAAATCCGCAACAGCCACGGGAAAGGCGTTAGCGGGAATTGGTGCCGCCGGAGCGCTTGGGATCGGTGCAACCGTTAAGGCCGCAGCAAGCTTCGAGAAAGATATGAGCCGTGTCGCCGCATTGGCGAATGCAACGGACGATCAATTGGCATCATTAACAGAAACAGCTAGACATCTCGGCGCTGTTACGCAATATACGGATGGGCAAGTAGCCGAAGGCATGCAGTATTTAGCGATGGCCGGCTATAAGACGAACCAAATTATCGGTGCTATGCCCGGCTTGCTTGCGACGGCTGCCGCCGGCCAAACCGACCTTGGCGTTACGGCTGATATCGTTTCTGACATCTTAACTGAATTTCATATTAAGGCAGAGGACACAAACCGTGTTGCTGATGCAATGACGTATACGTTCACGAACTCTAATGCCACTTTGCAAGAGATTGGCCAAACGATGAAATACGCGGCTCCGGCTGCTAAAACAGCAGGTGTCAGCATGGAAGAGTTGGCTGCAGCAACCGGTATTATGGCAAACAGCGGAATTAAAGCAGACATGGCCGGAACAGCCCTTCGAGCAACGCTGACACGTTTGGCGGCTCCGCCTAAGCCGGCGGCTTCCGCAATTGAGGAATTAGGTCTGAAAGTGACGGACTCTACTGGCAAGATGCGCCCGCTGGCCGACATCATGGGACAGATCACAGAAAAGACAAAAAATTATACTGAAACAGAACAAATCCGAATCGCCAAGCAGCTTGCCGGACAGAATGCTCTATCAGGTTTTATCACACTCATGCATGCAGGGAAAGATAAACTGCAAGAATTTACAGCGGAAATAGAAAACAGCGGCGGCATTGCTGAAAAAGTGGCTGACACGCAGATGGACAACCTAGCCGGATCTGTAGAATATCTGAAATCTGCAGCAAATAACGCGGTCATCACCATAGGAAATCAGTTTATACCAATTATCAGGGCTACTACTGACGGACTGACATCATTAGTGACATGGTTTGATTCTTTACCACACTCTGTGGCGAGCACCATCGCTATTACAGGTGGAGCAGTTACGGTATTTTCTCTTTTGGGCGGGGCTTTTCTGTTGGTACTTGGAGCTTTACCGAGGATCGCCGCAGGCTGGAATATGCTCCGCACGGCTGGAGGATATTTAACCGGTAACGTCAATCGGGCATCTGCAAGTCTCGGCGTTTATACGACTGAAGCTGTTGCGGCAGGTGCTGCATCCCGAACAGCGGCAGCTGGTATTGCGACAACCTCCACTGCGGCAACGGTAGCAGCCACCCGAATGGAAAGGCTCAACCAAACAAACGCCGTGGCAGCGACGCGAGTGGGCCGGCTGGAGCAATCGACAAATAGAAGCTCGAAAGCGATGCGCGGACTTGGCGGCGCTTCCCGTGTGGCCGGTACTGGTCTAACTCTTTTCGGCGGTCCAATCGGAACAATTGCCGGACTCGTTCTTACTTTTGCTCCTGAGCTGTTAAAGTTCGGCGCCGGAATTATCAAAACCGGATTAAATGCCGTAAAAGGGGCCGGCGGATTTATGAAGCTTGCAAAAAGCGGTTTCGGCCTGTTTAACATACTTAAAAAAGGCACTGCTGTTGTCGGTCTTTTACGTGGCGGACTTGGATTGTTAGGCGGACCAGTCGGCGCGTTAATTACGGGTGTGACTCTTTTAGCTGATGCCGGATTTAAGTATTACGACAATTTAAAGAAACGAGTGCTCCCGGCAACAATTGATTTTGGAGACGGTGTATCAAAATCCACAGCAAAAGCCGTCAACGCCTATGAAGACATGAACATTGAGGTTACAGCCAAGCTGAACACCCTGAAAGCGACCAATGCTACCATCACGACTGATATTGCAGATGACATGTCAAAGCGCTTTAAAGACATGGGAGATTCTTTGAAAAACGGATACAAAACCAGCGCGACCAATGCAACTAAAGTGCTGAAAGAATTTTATGCTTCTAATAACGGAATGTCTGATAAAGAAGAAAATAAAATCATTGGCAAAATTGATGCTTATAACGAGAAAAAACAAAAGAAGATCCAAAAGTATGTTGATCGAGTAGATGAAATTTATAAGACTGCCGCCCGCGAAAATCGAAAAACCACGGAAAAAGAGAATAAAGAAATAGCAAAAATCCAAATTGCAATGCTCTCTGAAATGGAGACTGCGCTCTCACGAAGCAAGGCTGAGCAGATAAAGATATCTAAAAAGTTAAAAGAAGAGACGTCTAATCTTTCTGCTAAACAAGCGGCTGCTGTTATAAAAGACAGTAACAAGGCAAAAGAGAAAACAATTAAAGCAGCTAAGAAACAACGTGATGCCGTTATTGATGCCGCGGATGAGCAACGTTATGTAAAAGGGTCAATTTCTCAAGAAGAACACGATAAAACCGTTGAAAACGCAAGGAGTCAGGCTAAAAAGACAATTAAAGAAGCAAAAGAAACTCATAAAGGTGTCGTAGAAGAGGCAAAAAAACAAGCTGCTGGGCATATTAGCGAAGTTAATACAGAAACTGGAGAGGTACTCGGTGTATGGGACCTATTTAAAGTAGACTTGGCTGAGAGAGTTAATGCTGTTACTGGCTGGATCAATAATATTTTAGAATTTATGCACATGGATACTATCCCAGAGTGGAAGCCTGCTGGATACGATAACCGTCAGCCTTCCTCTATGCAAATCGCACCGGGGGTAGCCTATGCCAAGGGAACAGACTTCCACCCAGGCGGCCGGGCATTAGTCGGCGAAGAAGGATGGGAGCTTGCTCACACGCCCGGCATCGGCACTTACATTGTCGGAATGGGCGGCCCGCAAGTGTGGGATCTTCCGCGCGGCACGTCTGTTCTTCCGCACGCTCAGTCGAAAGAAGCAGCTGCCACAGGACTTCCCGGTTATGCAAATGGGGTCGGAAACTTCTTCAAGAATGCGTTTGAGGGGTCGAAAAAGCTGGTGAAAGGCGCTGTCTCTGTCGGCAAGAATGTCATTGGCAAAACGAAGGACGTCGCTTCTGACGTTATGGATATGATTATCAAAGGGCCGCAAAAGATAATCAGCAGCATTTTCAAAGGAATGATCCCGTTTAAAACAGGAACCGGAATAGACGGGTTAGGGACTGGTATTCTCAAAACGCTAAAAAGCGGTGCCCTTCAATTCTTAAAAGGGGTCTTGCCGGATGTGGGATTTTTTACGGCAGATGCCTATAAAGGAACAACTGGATCTGCCCAGGTCCAAAAATGGGTATCGGAAGCGGTCGGCATTGCTGGTGTCCCGTTTTCATGGGTTCCCGGCTTAATCACGATTGCCATGAAAGAGTCAGGAGGAAATCCGAATGCCATTAACCTTACAGATTCCAATGCAAGAGCAGGAAACCCGTCAAGGGGGTTAATGCAGACCATTCCGAGTACGTTTTCCTCTAACGCATTTCCGGGTCATAACAACATACTTAATCCGGTGGACAACATTCTGGCGGCCATTAATTACATCAAAGGGCGATATGGAGATATATCAAATCATCCCGGCTTGAAATCAATGGCGCGCGGCGGCCCGTATGTGGGATATGCAAAGGGCGGTACTTCTCCGGGGCGCGGCGGCTCCAAGCTCGCCGTCCTCAACGAACGAGGGTACGATGAAACTACCATTACGAAAGATCCAGCATACCGCGAAAGGAATATCGGATTGTGGGCGCGGGTTGGGCGTGAGCTTGGCGTACTGCCTTCACTGCAAGAAGGGATGATCTCAAAGGCTTTGCTATTACTCCAAAAAGCATCCGCAGCACAGCCTGAAAATGATAGAAGCGTCAATATCGATATGACTCGGGTCGTGGAGAATCAAGAAAGGCAAATCAGCATGATGGGGCAGCAGATTGACGCTCTCCAGCAGAACATTCAGCTACTGCAACAGCTGGTCTTAAAAGATAACAACACTTATATTGACGGGGCCCGAGTAGACCAAACGAGCGCTGACCGATATAGAAGAAAACAATATAGAAATGGGGGTAAGCCTGCTTGGTAAAACTATTTTTGGATTTTGATAACGGATTGGGGGAGCAGAGCCTTGACAGCTTGCTCCCTCAATTTGAAGTATTGAGTTTTTTGGCGGAAGCGCCGGCTATCAATCGGGAAACAATTACGATCCCGCGGCGTCATGGTGTTATCTCAGCACAGCATCCACGTGATGTGACCTATTCATCAAGAAAAGTCACTGTAGAAGTATATATGAATTCAAAAATTCACAACAATTTCTATATACTTAGACATCAGCTCTATGCTTTATTGGTGAAGCCATTTGCCTATTATATTTCTACTGACTTATGGCCGAATCGTCGTTTCCTTGTTATGTGTGATGGAAACTTCAGCATTGCCAAAGAAAAGGAGAAAACACATGCTGTTTTTTCGGTCGAGTTTACCAATATTACCGGGATGGCAGAATCTAAACATTCAACCAAAACAGCGCAGACTCAGTCAGGAGAGAACTGGAACATTGGTATGAACCTGCAATCAGATGACAACCTGGCCTATTATTTTAAGAATCAGAAACGTTTCTCTGTCTTTAATTCCGGAGATGTCCAAATCAATCCACTAGATCACGCGTATAACGTCCTATTGAACGCCGAAGGGAAGAATGTAACGCTAATCAATCATACCAATGGCGAGAAATTAACGATTGAACAGGAGTTGGAGAAGTCACAGCAGGTATCATTTTTAAAGCAGTACGCGCTGCTCAATAATAAACCAATAAAAACATCTGGACGTCTGCCGAATCTCGAAATTGGATGGAATGAGTTTGAAATTCAAAATGCCGATGATTTTGTCATAGAATTTGATACACGGTTTTACTACTTGTAAGGCAGGCGGTATATATGGCGAATACAGATTTTATTAAAGAGATTGCCGGCGACGCCCAGCAAATATATAAAAAGCACCGTATTCTCGCATCACTGATCATTGCGCAAGGATGCTTAGAAAGCGCTTGGGGCACAAGTGAATTGGCGACAAAAGGGCATAATCTTTTCGGTATGAAGGGCGAATACAACGGCCAATATGTCATTATGCAGACATGGGAAGTTATCAACGGAGAAAATGTACAAGTTCCGGCTAAATTCAGGAAATACCCTTCATGGAAAGAATCTATACAAGACCTGGCGAACCTGTACTTAAATGGCCTTAGCTGGGACAAAAACCATTATAAAGCTGTCGTCGGGGAAACAGACTATCAGAAAGCAACTGCGGCTCTCGTCAAATCCGGGTATGCTACCGACCCAAATTACGCAACAAAATTGAACAGCCTCATTTTCACCTATAAATTAACGAAATATGATACAACCGAGGGAGTACCAGACGAACCGAGTAATCCGAGTACACCAGATCCTGAGCCAGACATACCAAGTAAAGAATATGATGGTAAAGACATTACGCTGAATCAAAAATTGCCGAAAGACGTTTATTTCCCTCAACTGCATGTTTCCAGTCAAGACGGAAATCAAGTGGTCGAAGTCATTGGTGCCGATCCGGATCTGCTAGATGACACCACCGGAAAAAAAGATATTGAGTTTACGATCACTCGAACTGCTGATAATGGCATTGAATATGATTTGCTTATAAATGACAATATCCTTTATCTGGACGAAAAAAAATTCAACCATCAAAAATACTTTATTACGATGGTTGAGGTTGATCAGGAAAAAACACTCAGCAAGAAAGTTTCTGCAAGCCATGTTTTCGTCGCCGTTTTGAATAACCATTATGTAGAAGAGACGATCAGCGGTACACTGACTGTACGAAAAATGCTTGATTTCACATTGAAGGGAACGAAATTCTCTTATATTTTCAAAGACAAGGAAAGTGAATTTAAAAGTGTAGAGCAGGAGAATTTTGGTGACAAGTTCGCGAATGAGCTGATAAGCGAAATTGTGGAAGACTACGGCTTAGAGCTTGATGTGGATAATTACAAGATTTACGTTTATAAAAAGATGGGAAAGCGTATCAATCACACTCTCGACTCTCGTTACAATATGCCCGGCATTAAAATTAAAACATCGACAGACGGCTGCTCTACCCGAGCACGGGGATACGGAGCAATAAAGGAAAACAGCAGCACCGACAGCAAAAAAACGGAGTACGTCTTTGAGCCGGTCCTTTACAAGCACCCTGACGAAAATAAGTTCCTGCTTGATGGCATGCCGCGGTGGGCTGAGCCACTGCGCGACGAGCGTTATAAAAAAGAGTCCAGCATGATGGAGGCGCTTAAAAAATACGTGAATCCTTACCCGAAAATGGAAATCGAGGTGGATTATGAATACATCTATGAGCCGAAGCTTCTTGAAATACAAGATGATTTTTGGAAAGGAGACACTCTTCATGTGTTGGCTGATACAGTTTATGGCGTAACCTATGAAGACGATGTCCGGCTGCTTTCCATTCAATATAAGCCCTTAAATCCATATGCAAAACCAACATTGAACTTTGCTAATTTCCGTAAAGATATTCAGGATATCCGGATGGAGCAAGAAAAGCGATTAAAAGATCAAAAGCGTTATGTACAAAAACTGAGAATGATGATTTAGAAGCGCTCTTTGTAAGAGTGTTTTTTATTTTGTCTTGAAAGGAGAGTGACACATTGGGATTCAAGTTAATCAAGGATTATGACACCACTAGAAACGCAAGGTATATTGCTGAACAAAGAGCAGATGCTGAGACCGTTGAAAATGGATTGAATAGTCTTGAAAACGAGATAAACAGCCATAAAAAGAGCAATAAAGCCCACTCGTCGGAGCAAATTGACCATGGCGGCTTTTCTTTACGCTCATATATCGATGGTCTATATAACCGGATACGCAACCTGATTTTAAATGCTGATGGAACAAATGTAAAAGAAGTTGTGGATGCGCGGGTTGATGCTGAAGGAAATATAACTCCATTGCTCAAGGAGCGGCTGGATAAAGAGTATAACAAGCTTCTCCAAAAGATTAAACGAACCGTCAATGTAGATGACTTCGGTGCTGATCCAACCGGAGAAACCGATAGTTCAGAAGCGTTTAAAAGGGCAATTGGTACTGGTAAGGTTCGCCTCATGCTATCAGCCGGCACATATGTTGTTAAAGGAGTCAAACTTCCATCTTGGACATATATGATTGGTCAAGGTATGGGTGTCACTACACTTAAGCTCCATGAAGATACACCGGCCAGCGAGTGGGTTGTTACAAATGCTGATCATACGTTAGGCAACCGGAATATTGTTGTTGAAGGTATGTCTCTTGATTGGAATCCGGAACGTCAAGGCGGTGTAGGAGCGACTGGCGGGATACATTCAAGCTGCTTGACATTTGCGCAAGTCAAGTTCGGTATCATCCGTGAAGTTGAGGGTATTAATCCGGGGTTGCATTGCTTCGATATAACTGCACCGACATACGATATAACTGCTAAAAATTATACCGCAACTGGCAGTAAGTATATTTGGATTGACCGCTGTGTTGGCTCTGGTTATGGTGACGATGGCATTACCACACACTACAGCGAATACGTTTTCATTACACATAATGTTATGACAAATCCTACCGGGAAGGCACATCGTAAAGGCGGGGCCAATTCAAACGGTATTGAAGTAGATGATGGTTCTAAGCATATCTGGGTGATTGATAACTATACTGAAGGTAACGTCCGCGGGGTAGAAGTTAAGGCCCATGCAGAATGGCCGGCACCTTGTAACGTCCATATTCGAGGTCATGAATCCTTTCGGGACGTCCGATCATTTGATTTGCGACACATTGGGCATCATTTAGCGACGGATCCGTGGAGTGAGACTGCACGTGATGTGACGTTAGTAGACTGCACGTCAAGAGAACCAAGGTTCAATTCGCTTTATGAAGGACTAGCTCCAAAGGCGCTAGTTGTTTCGGCATATCAGAGAGTGAAAATCATTGGTTTTACAGCGATTGGGGATCCGACATACGACTACAAAGGAGATTCAGTTATTGCATTTCAATATAAAAGTCGAAAGATAAACGTTACCAATCTTCAAGTAACTGGATTTAAAACTGCTGAATATGACATTCGGATTGTTGGCGGCGATCAACGAACAGATGATGTCTTCATTTCCGATTTTGTAAGCCATGAATCAGCACCTAACGGGATCGGAATAGGAGGCGGCGTATACAATGTAAATTTAGTTAATGGTTTACTGCACGGCTCGAATGGTATAGCTGGCATTACATCGCCGAATACTCAAACGAACATCCTTGCAGTAAGGGCTTATGGCTATAGAAACGCGGCAGTATTAGGTGACCAAAAGCACTCTGTCGTTCCTAATAACGTTAAAGGCGGTTTCCGCGCAGCAACATCTTCCGGGCATCCACTTACGAATTACAGTGCTATCATTGCAAATACCGGATCAACAATTGCAAAGGGTGAACGAAATCTGATTGCTGGTAACGCAGGTGGAGCATCTACAGAAGGATCACGAAATGGTGTAATGTTTTCGTACGATTCGCATACGACCGGAGACGGAGCTTCTTCGGGTGTTATGTTTTCAAAGGCTACAAAGAATAGTAAATCTTATTCCCTTGCGATGGGGCACGGTGATGGCAGCGCATCAGAAGCGAATAAAAAGATTGAACTTAATGCTAAAAATGGGACTGTTCGAGCTACAGGCGCTATTGAAAGTGTGTCTAATTTAAAGGACTTAGCGGAGTATTTTGAATCTGCCGACGGCTCAAAGATTGAGGCATCTTATCTTGTTGCGTTAGAAGGCGATAAGATTCGTAAAGCTCATGTAGGGGACAATATTCTTGGCGTTGTTTCAAAGACAGCCGGCGTTGTGCTCGGTGGAGCATCGTTTTATTGGAATGATCGTTATCTCCGCGATGAATTTGGCGGACTGGTTTATCGTGAGGTGAATGATGGAAATGAAATTCTTAAGATACCTGTTGAAAATCCGAATTATAAGCCTGAAGCCGAATACAAACCAAGAGAGGAAAGGGACGAGTGGCATGTAATCGGTTTGATCGGTCAAGTCTTCGTTAGGATCGACGAAACGGTAACAGTCGGCGATAGTGTTTCTGCCATCCATGGTGTTGCGACAAAGGCGGAAAGCGCCGGATACGGAACTGTTATGAAAATCAAAATTCCGTTCGATGTGAAAAAAGGTTACGGGGTAGCGCAGATGCTAGTTACGCCGCAGCATTAAGGGAGGAATCAAAGATGTATAAAACGGGGAGCGTGTCATTCGATATTAATGCCGGACGGTCAAACGGTCGAACCACTAACATACAATTTATGACGCAAGATACGGGCAGCGCCAAGCTGTCCTTTTCTTTTGTGAAGGATGGCGTACCGTTGCCTTTGTCAGCATTGGATGCAAAAATCGTTCTGCTATATGCTGACGGATCATTTTATAAAAAGAGTCTTACACTTATAGATAAAGTCAATGGTACAGCTGAATACATTTTGTCTGATGAGGAACTGAAGCATTACGGAACTGTTAAGGCTGAAATCAAACTATATTATACAAACGGACAATCCCTGGTAACTTCATTTTTCACCTTTTCTATCGCTAAAACGTTAGAAGATCAGAACATCATTCCGACAGCTGACTACTACATTGACGACTTTGAAACGCTGAGAGACGGGGTAAACCAAACCGTTAAAGAAATCAGTCAAACCGTTGGGGAATTACGGGAGAAATTTGCCGATCTCGAAGCTGTTGAAACGAAAAAGGGCTCGCAAGAAAAGGCTGACGCTGTTCAGGCGAATCTTGATAAGCACTCAAAGGATAAAAGTAACCCACATGGAGTAACAAAAGCGCAGATAGGGCTATCTGCCGTAACAAATGACGTACAAGCAAAGAAAGAGGATTTTGACAAACACACCTCTGACACTTCAAACCCGCACAAGGTTACTGCGGCACAAGTTGGACTTGATAAAGTCGATAATATCAAACAGGCTGATTACTATGCTTTTCGACAACACGATAACAACGGAGAAAGACATACATCAAAATTTGAAAAGGATAAATGGAATGCAGGACAGCTCTTTAAATTAACGGAAGATAATGGGCTAGCGAAGTATCTAAGCGGTGCTGATTTCAATACGGTAACGGATACAGGCTTATACTATATGAGCAGTGTCACGACAGCATTAAATGCGCCCGTGAATAATAACGGGTATCTATTCGTCCACAACTACGGAACGTATGCATATCAGGAATATACGTCCTATAGCAGCAGCGACTCAACGTCGTCAGGCCGCCGAAAGTTTATGCGTAATAAAATCTCAGGCTCGGATTCTTGGACGTCATGGCGTGAGTTTGAGTCAGTGGAAGGGGCGCAGTCAAAAGTCGATGTTCATGCCGATAAAACGGATATTCACGTAACAAAAACTGAAAAAGACAAGTGGAATGGCGGCCAGATGACGAAGTTGACAAAGGATGACGGAAAACGAACACAATTAGTAAATGAGACAGACGTTCTAGCGTTAAGTTCAGGTTATTATTATGCGAATGGCACATCAGTCAAAAACAATCCTGTTGTAAATGATAGTTCTTGGTTCAACTATGATGTTATCGAAGGCGATTCCGGAAGAAAGTCCATCATAGCTTGGCGTAGCCATGATAACACTTTGTGGCATACCACGGTTCATACTAACGGTGTTTTTAAAGGATGGAAACGGCTCATTACAAATAATGATTTTGAAAATCCTGTGTGGCAAAATATTACGCTGAAAAACGGTGCTACCGTGGGGACACGCACGCCAATATATGCAAAATCGGGTTCTTTGTTGTTATTACGAGGTCACGTAAGGGTAGATGCAGAAATTATTTTTGGGTCAATACCAGTTGAGTACACGCCGATAGGAGGGGCTGTCGTTTCGGTTGCTCTAAGCGGAACAGGGGGAACGGCAAATTTGATTGTATACGATGATGGTGACTTAAAGATTAAATATCCAACGCCACTTGATTCAAATAGATTAGATGGTTTTTATATAGATGTATCTGTGCCGCTACAAACAGGAGGAACTGCAACATGATTCAAGCATACAAGTATGGAGAAGATTTTATTTTTATCGGACCTTCTATTATTAGCGAAGTAGATGAGCAAGGAAATTATATTATTCCTGAAAATTGCACGCTAATTCAACCACCTTCATTTTTTAAGCCGAAATTCGATCCTAGCAAGCAAGTATGGGTAGAAGCGGCAACACGAGAAGAAAAGGATGCCATATTAGAGCAGGCAAAAAGTGTACGAGAACCAACAGCTGTTGATATTCTCAAACAACAAAATGCCGCCATCATGGAGCAGCTGGCAGAAGCTCAAAGCGCAGCCGAGGAACAGTCAAAAATATTGGCTGACTTGCTTCTTATGTTAGCAGAGGGAGGAAAAGCATAGTGGATTGGTTTTCAAATATAAAGACTATTTATGGCTGGGGCCGAAACTATTATACGAATGCTAATGTCGCCCGTTTTGTTGAATTGAACAGAATTACTGAAGAGCAATATAAACAAATCACTGGTTTAACCTATCCCGCTACAGAACAGCCAATCAGTGTGGATGTGGGCGGGACAGGGAGCTAATAAACACCCGCAGAGGTGTTTTTATTTTGCCTCAAGGGAGGTGATCAACAAATGGAGGGAATACAAGTGTGGATGAACTTTGAAAGCTTACAGATCGCAAGAACATATCTTTTCGGGGAGGTGAAATACCTTGACTTACTTCTCATCCTCAGTATTCTGGATGTCGTGACAGGAATTATTAAAGCATGGAAGCTCAAGAAGCTTCGCAGCCGTAACGCATGGTTCGGGTACGTCCGTAAGATGCTCAGCTTTTTAGTTGTAATTGTGGCTAATGTTATTGATACAATCACAAATTTGAACGGTGTTCTGACTTTCGGGACCGTTCTTTTTTATATCGCAAACGAAGGACTGTCCATTACGGAGAATTTGGCGCAGATCGGCGTTAAAATCCCGGCCGTCATCACTGACCGGCTACACGTAATTGAAAGCGACAACGATCAGACAAAAGAAAAAGACGATCAGGCGGCTGGTTAATCCGGCTGCTTTTTTGTATTCAAAAACAGAATAGGAGAGATTTTTATGTCAGCATACAGAAACCAATATATTGATATTAACAAATGGACGCGGCCGGGAATCAAAAACAACGGCGTGAAGAAACTGGTGGTGCATTACACGGCAAACCCCGGCGCGCCTGCTGCCAATCATTATAGATACTTTGGTCAAACGCTCCCCGTACAGAACAGAAATCTGTCTGAGAAAAAACAGACGTTTGCATCGGCACATATCTTTGTCGATCGTACAGAGGCTATTTGCATCATTCCGTTGAATGAGGTGGCCTATCATGCGAATGACGTTCAGCAATTCGTTAACGGGCAGCCTTACCGGGGTGTCGCGGCGTTGAAACCGAATGCAAATTTCTTATCTATCGGCGTGGAGCTTTGCATTGAAAAGAACGGCACTTTCCATCCGGATACCATCGCTCGTGCAGAACAAGTTTGTGCCGAGCTGTGCAAAATGTATAAACTCGATCCAATCAATGACATTGTTCGACATTACGATATCACACATAAAATCTGCCCGGCGCCGTGGGTAAGCAACTCTCAAGGGTTTGCCGATTTTAAGACCCGTGTTAAAAAGCGAATGGCCGGCGTGGTTGTAACGGTGCCAGTTGTATCAAATCCAGATGTTACCCATACAGATAAAGGAAGATTCATCAAAAACACGGTGGTTTCAAGTGATGGCCTTGTTTTACGTACACAACGGAGCGCTTCTTCTTCCATGGTGCTTAACCTGCCGAATGGCACGGTTGTAAAATATCAGCTTGGATCAACTGTCAACGGATGGGGATATGTTGAATACACCAATTCAAAAGGCCAGACATTCCACGGATATGTGAATGTCTCCTATATTAAGAGTGATAATGAGCTGAAAAGCGGCGGCAAAAAGAAGGTAAAAGCCTCAAAGCCTAAAACCACTCAAAAATCAAAATTCAGCTTGCCTGCGGGTAATTTTAAAGTCACAAACCCGTTAACCCGAGGGGAGTCTGTAAAACAGATCCAGACTGCGTTAGCGGCTCTTCATTATTATCCAGATAAAAACGCAAAAAACTTTGGTATTGATGGTGCGTATGGACCGAAGACGGCGAATGCAGTGAAAAGATTTCAGGTGATGAATAGTTTAACTCCTGACGGAATTTATGGGCCGAAAACCAGAGTTAAGATTGAATCATTATTAAAATAACTAAAGCCCTCTTTATACAAGGAGGGTTTTCCTGTAATTATTCTCTTTTTATATGACTATTTCATTAAAATTTCATTTATAGTAATATAATCTAGTGAAAAAATATGAAAAGGGGATAAAATATGTCTCTCGTTAGTCCGGTTTTTTTATTTAATTCCTTAAATACAAAAAGAGGCGGTATGACCAAAGCAACAATACATAGAGCGAATACACTCGTTTCAGAGTATAAAGAAACTCAATTTCTAACCATTCTTTTTCAAAAGAATCATAGAAGTATCATTCAAAATCTTTATAATACCAATGAACTGGATGAAAGAGTGAAGGTTTATAATTTATTCAATGATCTAGATCCTTTTAAGAACAGTAAAGAAGATCATCGTATAAAAGGGAATCCGAATAAAGAAGAAGAAGGCTTCATCGTTTTTAAAGCAAACAATGCTTTTCGTTACTTCAAAGATGGTCTGTATGTAAAGTACAAAAAGTTCGATAACAATGGACGGCTTGCATATATTGATTACATGAATGAAGCTAGACACAGGCTTCGCAGAGAAGAATATAACGAGGATGGTTATTTAGTACGTGAACGCCAAATGGATTTGTTCAGCAACAAACCAAAGTTAGATCGTTATTTCGGAAAGGATGGGAAATGTTATCTCACAACATGGTTAAAGCCTAAAGATGAAGAGATATTCCGCTGCAATCTTTTCTATCCCGAGCCTTTAGAATTTAAGAACCTAGAAGACCTGGCGGCATATTGGATAGCTAATCGAACAAAAGAGATTGAATCACCAATCATCATGTCTGACAACCCTAAAAATTTCAGTTTATTATTGGATAAAAGATTATCTGATGTGAGAAAAGTTGTTGTGTTGCACACTAATCATTACGATTTAAATGAGAAGGGTGAATTTGAATTAAGTCAACAATATAATGCTTTATTCAAGAACCCTGATAAATTTGATCAGATTGTGTTTTTGACTGAGGAACAAAAAAATGACTTTTCAAACGAGTTTGGAGAGCGATTGAATTATCGCGTTATTCCACATGGAATAAGTAAACCTGACACTGAGAAGGATAATTCTAAGGTTAATCCGCACCTAGCGGTAACTTTGTCCCGCTATCATAAAGAAAAGGGTCTAGAGGAAGCTATAAAGGCATTCAAAAAAGTAGTTGATGTTATTCCAGATGCGAAATACGAAATTTATGGCACGGGTGAGCATGAAACATACTTTCAAGAACTAATTGAAAAATTAAACTTAACGAAAAATATTGAATTAAAAGGATTTACAGACAACAAAATTGAGGTTTATCAAAAAGCAGCTTGTTCAATCCTCACTTCAAAATCTGAAGGATTTGGACTAACCATTCTTGAAAGCTTAGCCGCAGGTACACCGGTAACATCATATGATATTAAATACGGCCCTAAAGATATGATACAGAACGAGAAAAATGGTTATCTAGTTAAAACCCAAAATGAATTGGCAGACAGGGTAATAAAAATCATGTCTGAAGAAAAGACAAGAAAACGTTTGTCTAAGAGCACGAAGTCTATATTTAAAGGGTTTGGCCAGAAAGTTTACCAGAAAGCATGGTTTGCCTTGTTGAATGAATAAAAAAACAGCTCCTTCTATCAGATGAAGGGGCTGTTTGTTGTATGAGACTCTTTAAGGTTGATCATTGAAAACACATATCTTTAGTTTATTTTATTGCAAAGGTGGTTGGTATGCTTGATCGGCAATAATGAAGTGACTTCCAGATCTTACGTATGAATTTTTTGCGAGGACGGCATTGTCATTTAAGTAGGGAATTTTCCAAAATATGATCAGTTGGTCAACACTTTTTATTTTGTCGCCTATTCGAGCAGCTAGATCTTCGCTATACGTCTGCGTTATTTTTTTTGCTCTTTCGGGAGTATTTTTCAGATTGAATGACAAATGAACTAATGCGATGTATTGCTTTTCTTTATTTTTACTCATATCTTGATTCAATTCAATTTTATCGATAGAGACGTTTTTTAAATTGTTTTCAACTAAATCATTGATTTGATCTTCTTCTGTTTCATTTTCTATAACAGTAGTCGTATCCTCATCTTCATTCTGTTCATCTTCTCGCTTACTAATTAAGCCTGTTTCAGATATAAAATTTAATTCATCATCGTCAAATTCCAGAGTAACTGTTGATCCACTTTCTAACCCATCTTTCCCTGAATAAACGTATTCTTTAGAACCTGCATATAAATTGCTTTCTGATCTAGCTTTCCCGCCAACTATTTTCTTAACTTCCTCATAAGTCATGCCTTCTTTAATTTTATGAAATGTTTGTGGAGTTATAGCTGCTTCATGTTCATCTCCAAATTTAAAAATGAATCTGTTTGCAAGAGACATTAGAAGCAGGATTGACAAACATCCAATCGTAAGTTGAATTCCAAATTTTCTAGTAGACTTTAAAACAAGCAGACACAACCCCATGAATATTCCAACTATCATTAGGGCTGCAAATAGTGAATAAAATAAAGACATAACTTCCTCCTAGATTTAAACGATGATTCCATTTTAAAGGAATAGAGGGTGTTTATCCATAGTTTATTTAAGCGAAGAAATAACGAATTGAAAAAAATGAAACAGAGGGAATTATTTCATAAAATCTATAGACAATTGTTTATGGATTGTGTATAATAAATATATAAGGAGGTGAGGAAATGCTAGACAACATGATAAAAATCCTTCAAATTATCTTCTACGTTGTATCTATCGGATGGATTGCCCAACAATCAAACGATAACGAGAAGAAAAATAAGAAGGATTAAATAGTTAGGGAAGCGAGTTAGCGGCTCGCTTCTCAATATTATTATAATCAGTCTAGCATAAAAAATGAAGAAAAATCAAAAATTCATCTTTTCGTTAATCCTTTTGAGTGTTGCAGCAATTGGTGTGCGTTCGTTTTGGACAAACTCATTTATGACGTCTGTAATGGCTATTGTAGTGGCATTAACAGTGTATGCTATCCTAAAAGACATTATAAGGAGAAGATAACATGGAATATCATTTAAACAACCGTCAGGAGGTCGAGGACTTCATTCGACGTGAAGTCCTCACCACCAAAGAAGCAGCAGAGTTGCTGGGAGTGAACCGTCAGCGAATAAGCCAGCTTATAAGCAGTGGCAAGCTCAATCCGATTAAAAAGCTGAGCGGCATCAGTTTGTTTCTTCGGACTGATTTAGAGGAGAAGAAAAAAGAACTGGAAGCTGGTCGGAAGAAGTACCGCCCGTATGACGAATAAGAAACAAATATTTCTAAATTTCAGCAAATAAGGTATACTTATTTTGGGAGGGGGGAAATTTTGGAATACCTTATTTACTGTGACGAGTCTACTAAAAGAGGAAAGCTTTGCAGTAATTTTTACGGCGGGGCTTTAGTTAAATCAATACACTTAGAAGATGTTACTAATAGATTGAATAAATATAAAAGCGAAGCAAATATAACTGGTGAAGTAAAATGGACCAAAGTTACTGCTCCATACTTAGAAAAATATATTGGTTTAATGGATATCTTTTTTGATTTATTACAAGAAAACAAGTTGAAAATGAGAGTTATGTTTCAACAGAATTTAGTAAGTGACGATATAACTAGACACTTTACTAAAGAAGAACATGAAGAGTCTTATTTTAAGCTTTACTATCAATTTATAAAACACGCTTTTGGTTTGAAATATTCTAATTTAACTAATGAAAAAATCAATTTACGTTTATATTTTGATCAATTCCCGGATAAGAAAACAAAAGTTGATAAATTTAAAAACTTTATATATGACTTAAGATTATCTGACGATTTTATAAATGCAAATCTCTCGATACGGTATGATGATATTGTTGAAGTTTCTTCGCACGATCATGTTATATTGCAATGTGCTGATATAGTGACAGGAGCAATGTTTTTTAGGTTAAATAAACTTCATTTAGAAAAAAATGAAGAAACAGGTAAACGTGGGAAAAGAACAATTGCTAAAGAGAAGCTTTATAAGCATATTCATAAACGAATATGTGAAATCAGATCAAATTTTAACGTGGGTGTTAGTACAAGTAATGACGGTGATATAATAAATAAATGGAATTATCCATACTCCCACTGGAAGTTTACTCCTTCACAAGTTGTGAAAAAAACCTTGCATTCTTAGTCTGACTTATGTATAATTGGGTTACAAATTACAAATATTGTGTATTAGCCCTGTCGATCCGAAGGCTTGCGTCCCTACGTGAGCTACTGACGTAGGTGAGATGGGGCTTTTCTTTCTACATTGTACTCTGAGCTCAGCGTCACCCCTGAGCGTAGATAAGGAGCCGAGTTCAACTCTCGGGATTACTATTAGGTTGATTGTCTGGACAGTTATTATAGGGTTAGGATTGATCAATTTGAGTATTACACAGGGGGCGATAGATATGAATAATCTGGGTATTATAACAGTATTCGCAAGCAGTATTCAAGCTTACCTAATAAGTAATATAGCGGGCACTCCTTTGAGCTGAGAGTATGATTAGTGAATTCTCCCATCTGGGAGTTTTTTTATTTCTATAAAGTCCTTACCTGCCTAAGATTACTTCACTTTGATGCAATTACACCTTTATTTAGACTTTAACAGTGTACGAATGCCGCCGTCATTCCCTGTTTTTCTTCAAAGCATATCACGTTATAAATTAATCGTATAATTTCCGTTCGAAATTGCCATTTGGTTTATATATCATTTGAAAATTATAAGGATGTACATTCGAGTGTGGAAAGAATATTATTAAAAAAATAACACAAAAATAACAAAAATCACATTCAAGGATGAAAATGCGTGAAATCGTTTCTGCTTAAGAAGTGCTCAAAAGCGTGAATCTAAAGGGAAATAACACATTATGAAAGTGTGCGGTAAGTGAACAACTTATTTATAATATGATTCCTAAAACGAAAAAAACCCTTGATGTGACAAGGGTTCAAGAGGGTTAGTTAACCGTTTTCTTTAAAATAACACCTTATTTTATCCAGATCGAGGATGCTTCCGAAAGTTTGCTGAACTTTTTGTGAGGCATTCTCTTTTTTTATTAGTTTCATTGTTTGAAAAGAAATAAATTGAGTGATGCGGCATCCGCCTTATTTCGCCGAAAAACCGTCTCGAACTATATGTACGTGAACATATGACTGAATGTAAGAAAAAAAGAAAAATGGGGAATCATATCGTAAACAATATCATTGCTCGCACTGTGATGACACGAAACTTGGTTGAGACATGGAATGAAATGCCCGATGCCGAAGTGCAACTGCAGAATGGGCGCTGAGGGGGAGTGTCTTGTGCACCGATCCTTACAAAAGAGAGTAAAAGAAGGGAAAGCCCCTTCTTCTAATTAATCCATCCTTCAAAAGTTGCGCGATAGAACCCTTCGATTATTTCTACTTTCTTAAGGTAATAAGTAACACCATTTTTAACAGTTGTATTTGGGATATCCCATCTATGAAGGTAATCCATTGTAAAAGAATCTTTGGTCGCTTGTGTCGAAATTTTTGTTTGAGTTAAGTCGCTATTTGTATTGCCAGGGCTGGATGCAAAAGCAGGGGAAGCGGAAACGAGTAAAGCGAGAGACAAGGCAGAACCAGTTAAAACTTTTTTCAATTTCAT